GCCTCGGCTATAACGAACGCAAGATCCGATCACTGGCTCAGCACTCGGAGGGTATCATCATCAGCGGCCCCGGCTGTCCCGGCTACCGCCACATCAACCACTGCACCTTCGACGAGTGCCGCGAGGTCTATCAGCGCCTCGATTCGCAATGCGATGCCATGAAGCGCCGCTCGATCCAAATCCGCCAAATGGCGCATCGCCTCATTTCCTAACACCCGAACCAATGCCCGAAATCAACACCATATCAAACGACCGGATGGACTCATTCATCGAGACCATCGTCGCTCAAGCCCGCGAGGCGATGCAGGAGCGCTCCGCCGACATCCTCCGCGCCTGGCATGAGAACATCGAAGAGTCGAACGCGAACGAGAAGAAATTCCCGCCGATGAAGTTGGCGATCTCGGCCGCTGTCGATCTTGAGGCCGCGACGATCGAGACGACCGTGCGATTCAGCGCAACCTATCAAAGCACCATCACCTCGAAGCTGCCCGATCCAGAGCAGCCGGAGCTTCCGAATCTCTAACCCTTCACCCACTACAACCAATGACAACCGAAATCAAAAAAGCAAAACCACAGGGGCTCAAGGAGCTCATCAACTCCGACAGCATGCGCGAGCAATTCGCCCGCGCTCTTCCCAAGCACCTCTCGCCGGAGAGATTCTCGCGAGTGGCGATCACCGCCTTGTCGCGCACTCCGAAGCTCATGGACTGCACGCCTTCGAGCCTGATGAAATGCTTGCTCGACCTCAGCGCCATGGGGCTTGAGCCGGATGGCCGCCGGGCGCACTTGATCCCGTACAACAACCGCAAGCAAGGCACGGTCGAGTGCCAGTTGATCGTCGACTACAAAGGTCTTGTGGAACTGATTCGCCGCAGCGGCGATGTGGTATCACTCCGGGCTGAAACCGTTTGCGAAAAAGACCTTTTCACATGGAAAAACGGGGAGATCGACCATGTGATCAACTGGCGCGGAAATCGCGGGAAAGTCGAAGCCGTCTATGCCGAGGCCGTGATGAAAAGCGGCGAACGCCAGACGGCAGTCATGACCCACGAAGAGGTTGAGGCGATCCGCAAGCGTAGCAGGTCACAGCAGGACAGCCCTTGGACAACGGATTGGGCGGAGATGGCAAAGAAGACCGTCGTTCGTCGCCTCTCGAAGATGCTGCCGCTTTCGAGCGAGATCATGGATCATGTCACCAAAGACGATGATCAGTATTCGATGCGCAATGTCACACCGGCCGCAGCGCCAGCGTCGGTGATTGATCCGTTCCTGGCATTACCGCCCGCGCCAAAAGATGAAGCGCCGGTCGTGAACTTAGCCGACATACCCGATGCCGACTGGGGCGATGAGAAAGGAGGCGAAGCATGAGCCACGAACCCGTACAGCGCGAGGCGATCGATGCCGAGTGGCGGATCTTTAAGGACGCATTCAAAATGGCCTTGGCATCACTCAAGGCCAAGAAAGAGGCACTGCTCTACCAGCAGAACATCGCAAAGGCACAGGTGCTTTCCAACGCGATCAACCAAGCATGGAAGGAGGTCATGTGAACGCCGCAACATCGAAACGGACGCTCACGCGCACCGGCATCGACTGGGACAATTTCTTCCGCCTCGCAGGAATGCGCGCGGTCTACACCATGCAGGATTGTTTTGTCGAATCGGCGATCTCGGCAGCATCTTATCGCGGCTACAAAACCGAGACGCTTTGCAACGGCGACGGCACCAGCGTTCTGCTAATCAAGCGGGAGCGGGAGACCGACATCATTCTGACAGATCTCATGGCGCTGCCGGAGAAGCAGCTCCGCGCGGTCTACAACGCCGCGATCGAAGCCGGACTGATCAAACCATACGAGGGAGGTATCAAGTGACTATCTGGCCCGACATGGATCAGGGGAGCGAGGACTGGTTCCGCGCCCGCAAAGGCAGGCTCACCGCATCACAGATGGCCAAGGTCATCACTCCGACCGGCAAGCTCTCAAGCCAATGGGAAAAGCTCGCGATCCGCCTCGCTGGCGAATGCGTAAAGCCGAACGAGATCCCAGCCTTCCTCGGTAACATCCACACCGATCGCGGCCATGAGCTGGAGCCGGTGGCGCGTGATTGGTTTGCCGAGTGGAGCGGCCTCGATGTCCGAACCGTCGGATTCGTCACCAAGGACGACAACCCGGTGCTTGGATGCTCGCCCGATGCACTGATCTACAAGAAAGACAAACCAGTCTGCGGCCTCGAAATCAAGTGTCCGCTGATCGAAAACCACGCGCTTTACCATTACGAAGGCGGCGTGCCTGAGCAGTACCGCGCCCAGGTGCATGGCTCGATGGTTGTGACCGGCCTGCGCGAGTGGTGGTTCGTTTCATACAACGAAGGCACTGAGCCATTCACCCACCTGCAAACATGGGATGAGTACACCGACAAGGTAGCCGAGGCGCTCGACGAGTTCGTCACCAAGTACGCGCCGATCCGCTCGCAGGTTTTGCACAAGCTAACCAAGAAACAAAATGCACCAAGAAGAAGAAAGTCAGTGGCATGATGAAGACGACTACCCAACCGAAAGAAAAGCCTCATTCTCCTGCACCATGTGCGGAAGCTGGGACTGGCCTAACCCCGCTTCAAGCTGCCCGCTCTGCCGATCTGACGAGGAAGGAGACGAGGATGAGTGACCAATGGGAAACATTTTGCGATGTGGGCTATTACCACATGTGGAGGCTGCGGCGCAAAACCGAGCGTGGGTGGAATGACGGGTTTCACATTAACACGAGGGACGAGGCTGAAGGATTGTGCGAGCTGCTGAACAAGCTCGAACGCGAGGTGGCCGAAGCCAAAGAGCAATGCAGCAATCTTGATGACCAAGTATCGGCAGCGATGATGGTGATACGAGGATTGGAACGCGAGCGAGACAGGCTGGCGGAGGCTTTGCGGGAGCTGTGTGAGACATTGCTGAATGACAAGCCCCGCGACATCACCGAATCGCTGTACAAGGCTGGGGATGCCCTCGCCGCATGGAAAGGAGGCCCGCAGTGAGCGCAGGCAAAGGCGACACCCCACGCCCGGTGGATGGCGATGCCTACCGCGACAACTATGAGGCAGCGTTTCGCAAAAAGGAAACCACCGAACCGGAAGAATGGCACCCGAAGGGCATTGAGTGGAAGCCTGAGTATGGCCGCATGCTGCGTAGCGGCGAGCGCCTGCAAGACGGTGACGAGGTTTATGTGGGAAACGACAAGTGGGAGACGATCTACCTCGCCAACTTTCAAGAGCAGTATGTGCGAAACGGTTTATACCGCCGGAAGTCGAAGTGGCCGCACGACGACAATCCATTCATGTCGGCGGACCACGACAATGACTCATCGGTTTATGACGAGGCGGTCGCATCCGTCTATCAGGAACGCAACAACCTGATCACTAACGCCTGCCGGGTGTCGAGCGTCTGCCGCCAGCTCAAGGACAAGCTCGAACAATACCGGCGACACACCGACACGATCATCACCCTGCTGGAGATCGTCGAAGAAACCGATGAGGGACGGCAATTCTCCCCGAACTACATACAATCCTGCCGGTCATTCGACCTTCAGAAAATCGGCGAAGCTATCACTCACCTCAAGATGCTGAACGATGAAACCTAAGCGCACACCCAAGAGCATCACCCTCGGCCTCATCATCGCGTATTACGCCGCTGTGTTTTGGCTCAGAAAGAAACTCAACAAATGATCGAATTTTTCCTGCCCATGATTCCACCGACAGCGACCAGCCAGACCAAACGATTGGTCATGGTCGGAGGCAAGCCGAGGTTTTTCCCGAAGAAGGAACACGCCAAGGCCGAGGCCGATCTCATGACGCTCATCAAGCCCAACGCCCCGACCGAACCGCTCGACGGCCCGATCCTGCTGCAAGTGGATTTTACATTCCCCTGGCGCAAGACCGAAGGAAAACGCCGGAAGCAATGGGGCAAGATCCCGAACGACAAGCGCCCCGATGCCGACAACCTCGTCAAACTCGTCGGCGATGTTCTCACCAAGGCCAACTTTTACGCCGATGACGGACAGGTCGCTGACCTCCGAGTCGCGAAATACTGGGGCGATCAGCCCGGTATCAAGATTCTCATCTCAGCAATCCCAACCCCATAACACATGAAACCGAAAACATACCGAGTCCTCAGCGAAGCCGTCGAGAACGGAATCAAATACGGATGGCATCGAGCCTACAAGCACGACGAAGATCCGGATCAAATCCAGATCCAAGGCGCTGTTCACAATGCAATCATGCAGGAGATCTCCGAATACTTCGACTTCGAGGATGATGTCCCGACGCTGCACTAAAAACCTTTGGTGAATGGCGGCGGCGTCGCGACACGGATGACTGGTTTGGGTAGGATTTTCCAGCCGCCAGCACATCGAGGTCGGGAGGGGATGGTGGAGAAGCACGAAGTCACCCCGCAACCTTGGAAACCTGGACGCCGAAAAGATGTGGCCACATCGTCCCGCCATTCACCATTCAACATTCACCCCAACCCCATAACAACATGAAAAAAGACATCAGCATCAGCATTAAATTAAGCAAGATCGACAAGACCGCTTTTTACCACGGGAAGAACGGAGAAAAGTATCTGCCGCTCATGCTTAAACTCAGAATCGACGAGGATGAGTTGAGAGCCGGTAAGATCGTGGGAGAAACCGACCAATACGGATACCACGGATTCATCGCCCAAGAGCTACCCCGCGACCGCAAAGCAGCAGGGGAGAAAGGCCCGATCCTCGGCAACGCCAAGATCATGGACTGGGACTACCCCAAGCCGCAGCCGACGCCCCAAGCACCGGTCACCAACTCATTCGACGACGAAGAAGACGATATCCCATTCTGATCCCCCAATGAACTGGCTGAACCTACAAACATCAGTGATTCGTTCGCCGGAGTATGTCGGCTGCGATCCTGTCCAGCGTGCCACATGGCTCAACCTCATGATCTACTGCGCCGAGCAGGAGAACGGAGGAGTGATACCGGACTGCGCAAGCTGGAAGGATCGCCGCTGGCAACAAACCTGCGGCGTCACCAAGCCCGAGGTGGACGACCAATGTGATCTCTGGTCATTCGACGGAGAGAATCTAACCATCTGGGCCTACCCGGCAGAGAAGCAGGAGGAGATTCAAAAGATGCGCGAGAGCGGTGCGAGGGGAGGAAAGAAGCGCGCGGAAAACGCTGCAAAATCCAAGGAAAAACAGGACAGTTCAAGCCCCCCTTCAACCCTCCCTTCAAGCCCCCCTTCAACGGAAAGGAAAGGAAAGGAAGAGAAAGGAATACTCCCCCCTACCCCCCAAAGCGAAGCGAGCGAGAGCGCGGAGGATTTTTATGCCGAGAACATGCCCACCGCAAATGCCCAATCGATGCTCGATCTTGAAAAGCGCGTCAGATCGCTCAGGAGCGGCTGGGAGTTGCCTTTGGCATACACAGAGCAAAAACTTCTTTCGGAGGCGTCACGGTGCCTTTCTGAGCTAACAGCGGCCCAATGGCAAACGATGAAGGATTACCTTTACGCCAAGATCCCGAATGGTGTCCCAGCATGGCAACCTCGAAGCCGGACAAAGTTTCTCGAAAACCCATCCGATGTTTGGACTCACGCCTCCGCTTGGAGGAAGAAACAAGAGGCATCACGCCCACCGCCGAACACGATCCCGATGCCGGTCTCATCGAGACCAACCATCAGCCGGGAGGAACTCGCCGAGTTCTTCGATCCTATCAAAAAGAAGAAAATGCAATCCTAGGATGAAACCTTTTGCGGATTACAAACAAACCCCACAAATGGGATGTGAATGCTGCACGACAACCAAGCGAGCTACACGCCCGACATGGCCGCCCTCATCGACACGGAGGAGGAGATCATCGCGGATGACCTCGGCGTCAGCCTATTCACCGCCCGCAAGATCATCAAGATGCGGGAGGATGCTGTCATCCGAAACCAGTCGCTCATCCTCGCTCGAGTCATCGGTTTGCTACTTCAGTCCAACAACCTCCCAGCCACCATTCACGCCCTCGCCCTGGCATCCGGCCTTGATCAGCTCAACGGCAAGAAATCCCAGGCAGAGATCGCCCGAGAGCTTGGCGTCACACGCGCGCTGATCTCACACTATGTCGTCGGCATCCGTGACATCCTGAGCGGCAATGATTCCAACTTCGACTGCACCAAGTACCGCAAAGCGAACTCAACCCGCGAGACCTACAAAGCGAAAGCAACCGACCCATTTACCAAAGCCAAGGCCGCAGCCCGCGCCCGGCTCACATCCACAAAGTAGAAACCAATGAACATCATCGACACCAACATGCTCGGCCTCAAGGAGCTGAGCATCCCAACCGACACCACCCAGTCACAATGGGAGGAGATCCACCGCAGCCTACTGGTCTGCAAGAAGTCCGCAGCCAAGTGGCTCAGCCAGTCCCGCTCGTTCGCCTCCGATCGATGGGGCGTCGACTATGTGGCAGAGACCGAGGTGCAGCTCGAGCTTGGCCTCGGCCTACCCGAACCGGTGAAGCCCGAGCCGCTAAACCCTGCCGACAAGTCGAGGGCGATCGTCACCATCGAAGGCGTCCATCAGTCCTTCGTGCTCTGGCAGCGCAAGATGAGCGGCGAGGTCGAGACATGGGATGACGACCGACTCAAACGAGCGTTGGATCTTCTCGAGCCGATGGAGCAACAAGCGAAACGCATCCGCGAACTTCTCGGGAAATGAAAACGATCGTTCGAAAAAATTTAGGGAGTCTCCTACGCGCGAGCGCTCATTTGGTGTTGGGCCACTCTCGTCAGTTGTCTGAGTGTTGACTTTTGAGCCTTTGTTGACTTCGCCATGGGGATCACTGAACTGAGCAAAGCCCTCGAGATCGACAAAGGTCTCGTTTCGCGGCTCGTGAAGAAGGGGATGCCGACCACTTCGGTGGATGCGGCGCAGGCGTGGCGTGAGGTGAACGCGAAGCCAAAGCCCCGGAAGAACAAAAAGGTGATGGACGCCCCGCCGCCGGTCGCCAAGCCCCAGCCGGTCACAGCCCAAGCGCATGACGCACCCGAGCCTGACGACGATGACAACACCCCGCGCCAGTCGCTTCGCCGGGCGAGGTTGGCGGAGAAGGTCGGCTACAACGAGCTTGTGCTCTGCAAACGGAACGGCGGATCGATCGAGGACATTCGCAAGGCGAACTCGATTTACATCGCCGCCAGGAACAACCGCCACAAAGCCGAACGCGACTTCAAGGAATGGCAACGCGCGGAGGGGATTCTGCTCTACTTCGACGAGGCCAAGGAGATCGCCGGTCGACCGCATGTGGCCGCCAAACAAATGTTGGAAGTGATGCCGAAAAGCCTCGCGCCTCGCTTGTTCGGCCAACCGCAAAAGGCCATCGAGGCCGCGCTTTCCGAGTGGTGTGATTCTCTGACTGAAGTCATTCGCAAAACCCTATGACTCCCGCCGCCGAAGCCCTGCGCGAGCACATCCGCTCGATCTATGCGCCGATCGATCGCCGGTCGGTGGTGGATTGGTGCAGTGACGAAGTGATTCTCTCCGAGCGTCAGACGCAAATGCCTGGCGCTTTTTCCGTCTCGATGACGCCTTACCTGCGCGAGCCGCTCGAGTGCTTCGGTGACATCGATGTGACGGATGTCGTGCTCGTCTTTGGAACGCAAACCGGCAAGACCACCATGATCCAAGCAGGGACCGCGTGGCGGATTTGCAACAAGCCGCAGCCGATGGTGTGGGTCATGCCGACAGAAGGCCTTGCCCGATCATTTTCCGAAACGCGATGGATGCCGCTGTTCGATGACAGCGCCACCCTCTCAGCTCAAAAGCCTGCCGATCGCCACCGGTTCAAAACCCTCGAGCAACACTTCAGCCGATCCTCGCTTGTCTTCGTCGGGTCCAACTCACCGGCCAACCTTGCCAGCCGCCCCGCCGGTCTGCTCTTGCTCGATGAGGTCGACAAGTTCGCCACCGAGACCGACAAGGAAACCAGCGCGCTGCACCTTGCCGAAAACCGAACGAAGAGTTTCGTCGGCGCCCTCCGCGTCAAGACCTCGACACCGACCACGCCCGAGGGACCGATCTGGAAGGAATACCTCAAAGGCACGCAGGAAAAATTCATGCTGCCATGCCCGCATTGCGCGGAACGCATCGAGCTACTCTGGGAGCAAGTGAAGTGGGACCGCGAGGCTAAGGCCGACGGCAAGTGGAACATGTCGCAGGTCGAAGAATCCGCGCGCTACGAATGCCAGCACTGCAAAGGCTCGATCAACGACGGGCAGAAAATGGAAATGCTCCAGCAGGGGAAATGGCAATGCACCAATGAATCCGCGCAAAAGGGCTTTCGCTCATTTCACCTCAATTCACTTTACGCCCCATGGCGGTCCTGCACCTTCGGCGCGCTGGCGGTCAAGTTCCTCCGCGACTCGGAAACCCTCAACGGCCTGCAAGATTTTACGAACTCCACCATGGCCCTGCCGTGGGAGCAGGTCGAGACCAGCATCGGCGATGCCAAGATCCTCGGCCTTGCCGGCAGCTACGAAGTCGGCACCTGCCCGATCGACGAACCCGCACATGTCGTCACCTGCGCTGATGTCGGGCAAGAGAAACAGCACTGGGTCACCACCGCCTTCGCTGCCGATGGATCATCCTATGTCCTCGACTACGGCACCACTCTATCAGTCGAAGACCTTCTCCGCGATCCACCACTGCGGTCCTATGCTACACCGAGCGGCGGTATCGTGAAACCCGAGTGCGGTCTGATCGACTCCGGCTTTGCGACCTTCCGCGTCTATGCCACCTGCCAAGAGTCGGGCGGATTCTTCCACCCGGCAAAAGGCGCGAATGTCACCTTCGGCACGCGGATCAGCCGCACTACGATCGACAACTTTCCCGGCGTCGTGCTCTACACCTATGTTGACCACGCGATCAAGACCGAGCTTTTCATCGACCGGATCAAGGACCAAAAGCCCGAGCTCAAGATCCCGAAGAAAGTCACCACCGAGTTTATCGCCGGACTGAGCGGGCAAAAGCTCGTCCCGCGCAAGACTCCGAGCGGCCAAGTCTATGTTTGGAAAGATGTCCGAGACGATCACTTCATGGACGCACTCAAACTCTGCCACATCGCATGGCACATTTTGAAAAACGCTTGAACTGGTAAGCAGCGCTTACAAGTCCCGAAACAACTCATCCGCCACGCTGGAAATGCTGGCGGATTTTTTTTTGGCCACGCTGCGAAGCTTTGCGTTCGCCTCATGCGAGATCGACAGCGCGATCGTCACGCGCGTTTTTCCTGCCGGTCGTCCTGCACCTTCGCGAGCGCCGCCTCTGGTTTCTTTCTTTTTCATAGATTTCATGCGCTCATATCCCAGGTCTCGCGGAATCCGATGAACACCGGAAAACGTGGAGCTTGTTTTGCCCCGCTCGGTTGATGGCTGAACTTCACGATCTTGCCGACAAGGCTGTCGCGGTTTTCCCACAGGTTCACGCGGTCAATGCCGCCTGCGTTGTGATTGTACGCCAACCGGAACTTCACGCCGGTCGAGAGGTTACGAACCACGAAGCCACCGAGCTCGCCGCGTCCGACCATGCCAGCCTTGGAAAGTCCGCGCTTGGTATTTCCAAAGGCGTCTTGGACTGCCGCGTTTTGGTTGGTCATGCCTTCGTAAGTGGAGACCACCACCGCCTCGGCATCCTCAAAGCGCTTGATCTTGAGAAGGTATCCTTGCTTCACGGTCGAGCGCCCGCACTTGTAAGGTGAATCAGGCGTGCGAACCATCACGCCCTCATAGCCTTCGGCCAAGCAGGTCTGTACATAGGCAGCGAGATCGTCGGTGCCTTGGACTTCCACAGGCAGCACCTTCACGACCCGATCGGAATCTGGAAGCGCCGCCAGCGCCTTGATGCGCTCGCTGTACGGCGTGCCGGTCGAGGTCTGCACATAGTCGAAGACATGGAAAACGAAATCGGGCTCGCCATCGCTGGAACCGATCGCGCTGGTCGTCTCGCTGAATGTGCCGCCGCGCAGCATCAACTCGCCGTCCACGCCATCAGGCAGATTGGCCTCGATCCATTCGCGCACAAAGCGATTGGGAATAGGGAGGAATGAACGGGTCAGAGCGCGACCGCCAACCTTCAAGCAGCGGATGCCGTCGAGCTTCGGCGTGGCGAGCACGGGAAACGCCAACTCCTCATGTTCATCGCAGCGACTGGCAAGCATCGGCTTGGTGATCTCGGCAGGATACACGACCGGCGCTTTCGCGGGACGGGCGCTGAGCTCTGCCTTCATGCTCTCGACGATTGAGAACAGATCCTCGGCGCTGATGGTGACTTGCATGGGAAGACACTAAATCCGCACTTTGATTCCGTCAACAGGGAAATCAAAGAAAGATGAAGTTTTTTTGAGGGGTCAAAACCCTAGAAAACAAGGGTGGAAATAAGGAGGTCCAAACCCATTTTCCAAAAGTTCCGCCAAAAATGGAAAATGTGGCGGAAGAAATCATCTCTTTTTCCAACTAACCTCCAAGCCCGCCATTTTGACACCCGCCCGTCGGCGTGAGCGAATCCATGAAAATCAGCGGCGTGAAGTCCTACCTCCGCCGGACCAAGACCAACGAAGAGCTCGAGGCCTTGGCCGACACTGTTTTTTCCAGCGCCACCGAGGAAGTCGTCATCACCAGCATCGGCACCGAGGGCTCAAGCTCGTCCGGGCAGGTGAGTTTCCCCAAGTGGCTACTACTCCAAGCGATCGAAGAACTACTCACCGACGGAGGCCGCGAGCGTCAGCTTGCCGCGATCATCGACCGCTCGCGCTACTCGTCACCGCTTTGATTTTGACACCCCGAAATCAATCGTGAGCGAAATCAAAAAATCAAATCGTGGCGGCAAGCGCGCCGGAGCCGGACGCCCGAAGAAAAACGCCACGCCCAAGGCAGCTGCCTTTGAAGCAGCCGAGCATTCAATTAACCGCGGTCTCGTCATCCTCAACACCGTCGAACCCCGCCGCGAGCTCCCCGCGCAGACTCGCCTCGAGCTACTCAAGAAAGCCCGCTGGCTTTACAATAATGTCGGCGTCGCCGCCTACCTCATCGAACACCTTGCCCAGCGTGCCGTCGGCACCGGCATCGTCCCGAAGGCCCGCACCGCGAATGCCGAATGGAACCGCCTTGCCGAGCGCGCTTTCGAGGATCGCGCCTGCGCTGAGGCATGGGCATTCGACGCATCGTCACAGGTCAACTTCTACGGCGCGCAATCGCTGATCCTCCGCCAAGTCGCCTGCGATGGTGACTTCTTTGCGCAGTTCCTCACCACCCAGACCGGCGGCGCACGCGTCCGCTTCATCGGCGGCGAGGCAGTCGGATCAACCGCCGACTCATCCGACCGCTCATTCGACGGCGTGCTGCTTGATCAGTTTGGCGCACCCATATCCTACCGCGTTATTACCGACCGCGCGAATGGCAAGTACACCGATGTTCCAGCGCAGGACATGCTCCACTTTCGCCACATCCGCCGGGCAGGCTACCCACGCGGCGCGTCATGGCTGCACAACGCAGCGATCAACCTGCAAGACCTTTCGGAGATTCTCTCCTACACCAAGGGCGCATTCAAAGCAGGCGCGCAGATCGGCTTTTCGATCACCAGCAACGAAGCAGCCAAGATCGGCCTCGGCGCAAAAATCACCACCAGCGAAGGAGAAGAACTCAGCACCGAGCGCCTGTATAACGGCACCTTGATCCCCAAGCTCAAGCCGGGCGAGTCGATCCAGAGTTTCAAAAACGAACATCCCGGCCAGAGCTTCGAACCATTCGTGCGTTATGTGATTTCAGAAGTCGCGCGCGGCATCGGCCTGCCACCCGAAGCGCTCATGATTTTTGTCGGCGCATCCGGCACCGAGTTCCGCGGTCTGCTCGAAGTCGCGCAAAACTTCCTCGAGCGTCTGCAACAAATGCTGGTCGACCAATTCTGCCGTCCGTTTTGGAAATTCTGGATCTATCAGGAAATCCAAGCCGGTCGCCTACCATACCCCGGCGACGATTGGTGGAGGTGTGAGTTCATCCCGCCGAAGAAAATCACGGTCGACAACGGACGCGATGGCCGCCTGTACAGCGACTTGATGGATAAGGGCTACATGTCGTGGGAGCGCTACTGCAACCTCCACGGCCTCGATGCCGAAGCCGAGGAGGACGACATCCTGC